TTCTGGTCGCGTTCCATGCCCACGAATCGGCGGCCGGTGTTGTAGGCAGCCAGCAGCGTCGTGCCCGATCCGGCGCAGTTGTCGAGGATCAGCTCACCGGGCCGGGTGTAGGTCCGGATCAGATACTCGAGTAAAGCGAGTGGCTTCTGGGTGGGGTGAAGGCCGCGATCGACAGCGTTGAGTTTGAGCGGCCGCAGGACGGTGGTGGGGTAGCGTGAGCCGTCCGTGTTGGCTCGCTTCCACGCGCGGGTGTTCGCGTAATTTGTGCTGCAGTTGGCTTTGCGATTTGTCTTATACGACGCCCCCCCCCACATTTGTGGCCAATACGGTGGCAGTCGATCGCAAAACACCAGAACGTTTTCATGGCTCTTCAAGGGGTATTTACTGCAGTTGAGAAAGCCGGTGCCCTGGTGCTTCGCCCAGATCCATTCCGTCTTGAGCTGTTTTAGGTTGCTCGCGGCCACCGTCGTCGTAAACGGCTGCTGCGTGAACAGAATCACCGGAGCGCCTGGCCGCATCACCCGCCGCCACGCTGCCCACAATTGATCCATGGGGATCACACTGTCCCATTTGTTGTCCGTCGTTCCATACGGAAGATCTGTCAGCACGCAATCCACCGAGCCGGCCGGCAGCGTGTTCATGAGCTTGAGACAGTTGCCCAGCAGCAGCGCGTTCTCAGGCACAGCGCTTCGCCTTGCGCCGGTTGCCCCGCGATCGCTGTGAGGCGCTGCGCCGGCCGTGGGTGCGCTCGAACGGTCTGGTTCGTGGCGCGCTGTGAGGAATTCGCTCGCCGTCGTATTGTTCGTCGCGTGCGGCCAGCAGTGAGCCGAGTAGAGAGAGTGTCCGTCTTACGTCAAGCATTTAGTTGCCTCCGGAGGCTGCAGCAGCCGGAGTGCCCGCGGCCGTGTCGTCGGTCGCGGTGTCGGCGATGCCTTTGGTGTCGGTGCCCAGCTTCACGCCGGCCGCCGCGATGTAGTCCTGCTCGTACTTGATCTCGTCGATGACTTCCTCGAAGTTGTTGCCCGCCTCGGCCATCTGCTGCGATTGCGACTCGTATCCGTTCTCGACCTGCAGCACGGCAGCCTGCGCATCCTTGAGTGGATCCACCCACGGCCAGCCGCGCGCATGGAACGTCGCGAACTCGAAGAAGTCAGCGGGCAGACCGTCGATCTTCACCAGGCCCGCGAGCCAGGCGTTGGTCAGCCACTTCTCGAAGACCACCTGCGAAAGAACCTCTTTCACCACGTCCTGCTCGAGGCGCCAGGTGTCGCGCTCGTCGAGCAGCCCTGCGCGAATGCTCGAATAGTTAACGCCCTCGCGATCGTTGGCCAGACTCTCATAGCTGACATCGAGGCCTGCGCCCGCCAGGCGGATCTGCGATTTCATGAAAAAGGGAAAGGCCACGGCCGGGTGTTGCGAGTCCCACGGTTTGAAGCTGACGCCGGCGGGCAGCTGCTCGAGCAGTCCATCCTCGGCGCGCATGGTAATCAGGTTCTCCGCGTCGCGCGGCCCTGTGTAGCTCTCGTCGGTGGCGGCCGCGGATTCAAAGAAACCCTGTTTCGCTGCGGCGGTGCGCGCGGCGACGGCCTCAGACTCGGCGTACTTCACCATCATGTGGATGTTGACCATCGACGGCGCCATCTCGGGAAAGCCGCGGGTCTGGCCCACGCGCTGGGGCACAAAGATGTGGACGATCTCCTCGGCCGGCACGCGGACGCGGTACTGCGGCGCGGTAGAGAATTCGGCCGGGTGGCGCTTCCAGAGGTGGTAGGCGACGGGCAGGCCGTAGGGGTCGACCTCGACGCCCATGCGGATCTGGTTGCCGTTCGGCATCAGGTAGCTGTAAAAACTCGCGTCGAGCTGGTCCGGATCGAAAAACTGCAACGCAAAGTTGAACGGGTTGCGGTCGTACGTCACCATGCGGATGATGCACTCGCCGTCGCGCTTCCACTGCTCCACGGCGAACCGCTGTGCCATGTTCCAGCTCAGCTTGCCGGTGACGGTGCAGTTTGCCTTGCGGCCCCACGTCTTCCACTTGGCCTCGATCGCTGTGTTTAAAACTTTGTTTAGCTTTTTCCCCTTCTTCATGGGGACCTTCATCTGCAGCTGGATGCCCTTGTCGCCGATGATGTTTTTCTGATTCATCCGCAGGTATTTGCGAACCAGCGGGTTGTTGGTGGAGAGGCGGCGAGCGCGGCCGCGGAGGGCCTGCAGGTTCGCCCACAGATCGAGGTCGGCCGAGCTGTTCGATGTTCCCCAGTCTTCGGTCAGCCGAGTGACGCGCGCGGCCTGGAAGTTGAGGTCGCGCTTGGCCGCCGCGGCCAGGGTGCTGCGCTGGATCATGATGTCGGCCTTGGCCTCGGAGAGGTCCAGACAATTGAGATCAGCCACCGAAGTGCACCGCGACGGTTGTGGGGAGCTGATACTCGCCACGATTCGCCCTTTCCTGCCGCACCAGGCTCGTGTAGAGGCTGCGCAGCTGGGTTAGTTCCGTGAGGCTGTAACGGCGCAGCATGCGGCCGGCGATGGTGTACTCCTCCACCCCGTTGCCGCCGAGACCGGCCAGCATGAGATTGATGTTGTCGAGAGCCTTCTCGTTTGGCGATCGCGTGTCCTGGGGCGCTGTGGCGTCGAGCAGATCGATCGCGACGATGACCCGGCCTAGGGCGACGGTGAAGCGCTGTGCGGGCACAGAGCCCGCGGCGGCCAGCGATACGACCGCGATCCACTGGTAGTTGCCCGCTGCCCAGAGCTTGGTCTCGGCCGAGGGTATGAGGATGGTGTAGGTGTCGCCCTCGCTGGTGATGTCGGCGGGGGTGACGACGATCCGCACCGTGGGCGAGTTGAGGACGTAGGCGAGCACCCAGCCGGCGCTTGCCGGGTAGGCAGCAAAGCTGCGCTGCCAGCTGAGCGTGTCGCCGGCGACGAGGTCCCACGGCTCCGGCTCCACTGGAAAGTTTAGAAACTCGATATTGAACGGAAAATCGCCGATCGGCATGCCTGAGTTATTAGCGGGAACCGTCGAAAATGGTCAAAGATGCGTGTTTTGAGGGCTCTGATCGGGAATTCCCGAGGTTTACCGGTTTTCCCGGCTATCGATCCCACTCCCCGGCCCAGCTGGTGCGCGGGCCTTCTTTACGCATTTTCTTCGGTGGCCCGGCAATAATGGGGATGCCGTCGGCCTCTGGTTCCTGGGTCTGTGTGGGTGCTTCGAGGGGAGTCCCCGGCGTGTCCTGCGAGCTGGGCGCCGCCGGCACCTGTCTGAGCAGATTCTTGGCCAGCTTTTCCCAGTCGCGGATGTTGAGGTCGTCGAGGGCGGCCATCGCGTAAACGCGGCAGTCGAGGGCTTCGTTGCGCTCTCGCTTCTTCACCCACTCGCGCACCGGGGTCATGCCGTCCATCGTGGTGATCAGCTTCTCGGCCGTCAGCTGCTCAAAGTAATCGCGATCGTAGACGCGGCGCTCGACGGTGGCGCCCTGCTCGTTGCGGTAGCCGCTGGGGAAGTGGCAGTAGCCGGCGCCGATCGTCTCGACCTTGAGGTTCGCGTACAGAGACTCCTTTGCTGTATCGATCCCCACCATGCGCAGCTCCACGCGCGATTTGTGGGTCCGCTGGGCGCGTGGCTTCGTCAGGGGTACCGCCGGGCCGCCCTTGCCCTTGCAGGCGAAGACGCGGCGGACCTGGCGCGGCCGTACGAAGCGATAGACCGCCGCGGCGTGGTAGCCGGAGTCGATGAACGCCGTCGCGATGCGTAGCCGGACTCCGGAGGCGTGCAGCCAGGTCCCTTTGAGGATTCCGTCGATCTCTTTCCACAGCTCCGGCATGGCCGGGTTGCCGCGCACGATAAAGTAGTCGATCGACCACGACTCCCCTTCCCTGCCCCAGCCGACGATCTCACCCTCGACGCGATCGGCCTGGACGTCGATGCCGCAGGTGAGCACCAGGGCCTCGGCGGGCACCTCGGCCTCGTAGACGATGCGGCGCTTCATCAGCTCACCATCGTCGACCGTTTCGCCCATGATCTCGTAGGTCCGCGCCAGGCGGGTATTGATGAAGGCCTTGCGCTCCTGGGGTTTTTTGTACGCCAGCAGCCAGTCGTTGATGATCGACTCCCAGCTCTTCCAGGGGGAATACAACACGCTCAGCCGGAAGCCCGCGGTCCTGCCGTCGCCTCCACCCGGGTTGGTGGCACGCCAGCGGCCGGCGCGCACCATGTCCGGCTTCTCCTCCTCGAGGATCTCGCAGCCGTGTATGCACACGTAATAACACTTGGAGGGCTCATGCTTGGCTGCGCCGCTGTTCGGGCCGGGCCAGTGCAGCGACTCCCAGACGAGCTCCTGGAAGGTGTGGCACTGCGGGCACGGTACCTCGTACACCCGCGCGTCGGAGTTGTCATAGAGTTTCTCGATCCGGCTCGAGCCCTTGATGCTGGGCGTCGACGCATAGATTTTTTTGCGGTTCCAGAAGTTCGTGGTGCGGGCGCCGGCGATGGTGAGCGGGTCGCCCTTCGTTCCTGACGACGCCGGAAAGTCGTCGACCTCGTCCGCTATCAGAATCCGCGCCGGCCGGCTGGCCAGGGTGCTGGGTGCGTTCGCTCCCGCCAGGGCGAGGAAGCCGCCGGGGAACTTCTTTTTGATCTTGGTGTTGTTGGTCGAGCGCGATTTGTCGCTGCCGAAGAGTGGCGTGAGGATCGGCGTGTCGCGGATCGCGGTGGCGATGCGCTCCGTCGAGATGTCCTGGGCGAGGATCAGCGTCGGCATGACCCACAGAATCGGACTGGGATCGTGCGCACAGAAAAAGAAGAGAGTGTTGAGCATCGAGGCAGTCTTGCCGCACTGCGCCGCGATCATGTAAATGATCGTCTCGATGTTCGGATCGTTGACGACGTCCATCATCTCGCGCTGGTAGGGAGCGCGATCGGTGCGCCACTGACCTGGCTCGGGCGAGCCTTCGCGGGGCAGCCTGGCGTACAGGTCGGCCCACTGCGAGACGGTGAGCTCCTCGGGCGGGGTGAAGAGCGCCAGGCCGGCGACGATCCCGCCATCGAGCGCGATCAGCGACTCGGAGCTGGAGACGAACCTAAGCATCCTTCTGGGCTCCGGTCCCCACGCCGGCGAGACGGGTGCAGAGATCTCGCGCGGAGCTGGTGAGCATAGCGAAGAGCTGGTTGCGATCGCGCATCCCGTAGATGCGGCCGATCATCAGCGTGGGCCAGCCGAGGATCTCGATCTGGAGATTCTTTGCCGTGTCCTGCATCACCCGCGACACGTCTTCGACCGCGACTACCTGGCGCCGGCGCTCCCCGAGCTCGATCTCTTTCAGGTCCGCCTCGGCGATCGTCTTGCGCAGCAGCGCTTCGGCGCCGGTTTTACGCAGCAGCCCGACGCGGAGAGACTCTTTCCGGATCTCTTCGTTTTCGGGTGGGCTGGTTGGCTCTTCTCCCTCCCTGACGTGCGACCATTTCCGCGCGTTTCCGTCCTCCTCGGCCCGCATCTTCACGTACCAGGGGAGAACATCAGCCCACACAAAACGCCGGCCGCGTTCATCGGAGGTCGAGGGCATCGCTCTTTCTTTGAGCCAGTTGCGGATCGTGCGATCGGAGACGAGCAGCAGCTCCGCGACGTCGTTGATAGCCAAAAAATCACACTTCGCGGGCTGTTTGGACTTCGACATAAGCGGAAACGGAAAACGGAAATTTAAAAATCACAGCTACACCGCCCGCGCGGTAGCGCGTCACCCGCAGCGGTGAAAGTCGGGGGAGGACCCATTGAGCCAGCGATGGCATGAGGTCCTTCCTCGCATACGGTGACCAGCCGCCGGCCGGTGCTCGCCGCGTGTGTGCGATTGAGGCTGTGCGGTATCGCGACGGCTGGTCGTGTAGGTTATGGCGCACGTGATGCGAAGCGGTCAAACCCACGCCATCAGCGCTGCTGCTGTGTGCGACTGCGCACAACCGACCATCACCAGGAGTTGTACTCTGCATCAGACCCGAGCCCTGCAGCGCTTTGGTAGGTGAGTCCCAACGATGGCAATGCCACAAGTACTTACCAATGCGGGTCCGCACGCGCAGGCTCGCAGTTACGCTCAACCTCAAGCTCTCCTTTCCCTACGTGCAGATCCACCCTTGCTGGTGTGGAGACGACTGCTCAATCACGCTGTCGACGAAGCGAAGAAGACCATGGACGGCCTGCCCACAGATCTGGCGATCCTTGCCCGATGGTGGATCGCCGACCTGCAACCGCAACAGAGCGATCGCAACGAATGGGAGCGCAGCTTTGGCTGTGCCTGTCAGTGGTTAGATATTGATCCTGGTGAGGAGCGCAGGCGCCTGGTGCGTGAGATTGACAAGGCCCTGAAGCGCGCCTGGATGGAGGTGTGGCACGCGGTGGTGTATATGCGTCGTGCCATGGTGCTGAGCTGTGCAGGGATTCCTACAGCGGTCGCCGGCCAGTTCATGCTTCCACTCGCCAGCGTGTCGACCTATGACGAAGTTGCGGGGATCGACAAGCCCGACATGTTTGCAGATTTAGAGCCGATCGAACTGGGGTGTCCGATCGGCTCGTATGCGTGCGAGTGGCCGAGGCCCTAGACGCGTGCTTCCTCGGTGGCGAGCTGGTGAGTCAGCGTCGGGACAACCGTCTCCATTGTTCTGGTGGTCGCACCCTCGATCGAGCTCTTAACCAGATCGTTGTTTTTGGTCATCAGACCGGTGGCGCAGATGACGCCGGCAAGCGCGTTTTCGAGGCCCTTGCGGTTGGTGATCTGGCTGTTGTGACCGAGCGAAGGATCGACGCGAGCAAAACCCCAGCGCTGGATGGTGCCGATCGCTGTCGCGGTTTGACCGAGCTGCTCCTGCAGAAACGCCAGCCGCTCCTGTTGCGCGGGCGTCAGATTGTTGATGGGTGGGGTGTTCTGATTCTCCATTTAATCCTCCGGGGACTTCGCGAAGATCGTACACCGCACTCACCGGCGCTGTCCGAGGCCGTTCCTCAACACCTGCCGACGCAGCTTGTCGAGAATTGGGCTTTTACGCAAATTACGTATCTCGGCGATCGGGATCTGGTGTTTGCGGGCGAGCCACTTGTCGGTGCGCTTCACAAACGCCAGATCATAGAGCAATTGACCTTCAGGGGTTCTGCCGTATGTAACTTCATCCGCCATGCTCATCTCCTCTGTCTGGCGATGTTGAGGCCCTGCTCGCGTGCAAGGTTGAGAGCTGCCATTTGATCGTGGCTGCCGCCTGGTGAATCAGGGTGAGCCATTCGAGCTGCTGTTTTGAAGGCACGCTCGATATCGTCCACCGAGGCATGAGGTTCGACACCGAGAGTGTCCCACCAGCTCGCGCCCTCGTTCTCGGCGTTTAATTGTTTGAATCCCGCGAAGGCACGTTCCATCATCTCGGTCGCGCCCCACCGTTCGATGCCTCGCAGCGCTTCGATGGTCAGGCCGAGAGCGTGGATATTCTCGCGTACGCTGTCGTAGGTGTCGCAGGCAAACACCATGCCCTTTCCGTTGCGTTGAAAGTAGATTGCCACGCCAGCGTCGACAGGCTCGCGATCCGCGCGCATCTGTCCATCAGAGCGCAAGGGCACATTGGAAGAGAGAACAACGCCCTCGCCACCCATCATCGAAACCTGATTAAGCAGCTTCTTCCTCGCTTTGTCAGTCGGTGTTTTGAATGGACTGTTGCGCGGTGATTTGTTGCGGGGCCATCCGTCAGGCCACGCCAGCGGATATCCCTGCACACCCTTCGGTATCGTCACGCAACCTTCCTCCTGCGATTCGGGGGATAGAATCTCTTCTTCTCTCGAATCGCCGCGGAGGCGCGTTTAGCGGCGCGCGCGTCCTCTTGTTTGCGAAGTCGCCGGCACGGCCAGCACATCGTGCCGATCGCCTGATCGCCCAGCTTGCCCCTGCATTCGGTGCATCGGCGCTCCTCTTTGGAGGAGGTGAAGGCGTACTCGCTCGGCTCTACAGTGTGTCGCTTGGTGATCACCAGCGTGCGCTCGCAGGGCTCACCGTCGCCGCACGCAGGGCACACCGCAGCATCACCGAGATAGCCACGCGCAGGGCAGAAGTGGCCAGCAGCTTTGCACAGAGAACAGGCGGTGCCAGCCGGCGGCGGGTCGTTGGAATCGAAGACTCGAATAGTCATTTAGCTAAACCTCGGGGCACCTCGTACGGCGTCCAGTTGGGATTGTTTCGATGCACCGCGTTGGCGACCCGCAGAAACGAGTGCCCCAGTTGTTCATCCTTTCGTTTTGTTGCTGCGCAGAGAGCGTATCCCAGGCATATTGTCAGCGAATCCATCTCGTCCCTACTCAATTCGATCGGCACGTTGTCGGCTTGCATCCTTCGCAGCCCGCGAAGCATTTCAGGTTTACCGTCGATCGAGTCGCCCAGCACACCGGCGATCTCTTCGATGTAATCCAGGAAGCCTGGCCGCTCGAGAGACAGCTTCGCGAGGGCCAGGATAATCATCTGCCGCTGGTCTTCGGCAATCGTGAAATTCAATTTATCCATAGCGGACCTCCTCGTGTTCCGGCTGTACTGATTGCACCGTCTTCTTCTTCGGCCCGCGCCTTTTCGCTGTGAGTATCCGGATGCGCTCGTGCAGATCCGTGGGTGAGGCGCGGCTGGGCAGGAATACGTCCACCTTGCAGTTGACGTCGTACTCCGGAGTATCGTTCAGCGCGATCGTGTGCATCTCCGGGTGCAGCTGTGTTGCCGATTCGAGAAACGAGTCTCGGGCCGGCAGGGGAAGGTTTAGGAGCAGCACATCGATCGTGCCTGGCTTAGCTCCTCGCAGGATGCGCAGCGCCTGGCTGGCGCTCGAGGCCTCCAGCGCACGATACCCCCAAGTGTCGACGATGAACGTCTGCACCGAGAGTTTCAATTCACTCGCGGAGACGCACAGCACCACCTTGCGCGGCCTCATGCGTCCATCTCTCGAACCATCTCTATCGTTAGCTCGAGCTCGGCGCGGTCGCGGGTGATGTTCACCATCTCCCCTTTGCCAAAGAATCGAATCAGATCCTCCAGCGACAGCAGGCGCTCGCGTGCGCTCTCCGGAGGCAGAGGCAGGCCTGTAACGTTGCCACCCAGCACCGACCACTCCTTCTTCGCGCCTAACGTCCACGCTGCCTCCACTGCGTCCTGAAAGCTGTCAGCGGTTACAAAGACACTGCACTCAAAATGTCCCGAGGAAAAGCTGAGATACCACCAGATCCTGGTGTCGGGCACGAAGTACTCCGTCATGGTGTCCCTCCTTGGTGAGCGCCCTTACACTGCAGCCGCGAGGGGTCTTCGCGGATGAAGATGCCGCGGCAGGTTTTCCTGCACTGGCAACACTTCTCGACGCCGATGTCGGGGGCTGACGCCACCGCACTGGACCTCACACCACTCCAGATCAGCCAGCAGCTATCGCAAAGGGTGTGGGTCCACGCGCTCCGGCTCATAGTTTCACCAGATCAGAGAACATGCCTTTGAGCTGGCGCATAACCTGGGTCATCGCGCAGTCGATACACCACGGCTTTTCGTCGATGCGGCCGCGCGTGGATTCCCCACAGCCCTCGCAGGCAATGTCGCGGCGTCGGCTGCTCTCGGTCCACTCGATGCCGTTGATCGTCACACTGATGTGCTTGCTCACGCGGCCTCCGGCAGTTCGGGCTCGGGCGCCGGATCGGGATCGAAGGCCTGGATCACCAGCAGCCCATAGTGCGCGGCGTGTGCGGCTGCTTTGAGGGCTTCCGGGGCTCTCCCCTGGTCCATGTAGCCCGTCGCGGTGTTGCCCCAGTAGATGGCGAGGCGCCGGAGTCCCTGGTCGGTGCGCTCCCCTTTGAGGTAGATGGCTTCGCTCTTGGAAATTTCGCCGCGTGCAATTTCGCGTCTGATCATGGCGCCTCCGGGTACAGTCTGACCTCTTCGTGACCGTCATTGGCGACGAGAACCAACTTCAGCCGCGCTTCTTCGTAGGCGATGCAGGCGCGGCGCTCGATCCAGTCGTGGTGTGAGATGTGGACGACGTCGCTAATAAGCATCAGATCGTCGCGCCAGTCTTCTGTCGAGGGAGCGCGCAGCGCGTTGATGAAGACTGCGTCGATCGCCATCTCGCCGCGGGTGCCGGCCATCTCCGGAGCCATCGACATCGAGTACACCAGGGCATCGTGCTGGACCTGCTGCTCGCCACGGCGCTCGATCAAGTGCACCAGGCAGCCGCGCGTGATTCCGGGGGCTGTCATGCGACCGGCTTCCCACCCAGGTATTGCTCCGCGTAGGCGGGGTCGGGTGTGCCCAGGCGATAAATCGTGTTTTTGGTGAGGCAGGTTTTCTCTTCGACCGAGAGGGTGACGACCTCGGAGCTCAAGATGTTGGTGCCATCCTTCTTTATGGGGTGGCCGTAGACCTTGCCGTGGAGATAGCGCGGCCGAGCCTCCGGTGCAGTGTCGGCGTCGCCGCCGCGTACAACCGACCATTCTTCAATCCTGATTGTCATAAAATCCTCCGGCTAAAATTGGAGGAAAAGATTTGCCCTCTCTCCCTCCGTGTTGGTTTAGTTGCCGATCAAAATAGTGCGTGTGGCATCGAAGAGCATTATTAGGAAGTCCATCGGTGTCTCCCTTTCCGGCAGAGAACTCACCAGGTGCAGCAGTGCAGCAAAACTCACGGCTTTAGAATTTTCATCGCTTTCACAATTGCCACAAAACACTCGGAGCAGAAGACAGGCCGCCCCACGCGGTTTTGCAGGTGGAAGGCGTAGCCGTTCGGAGATAGCGCGACGAATCCGCGGCAGCTGGAACAGCGCGACTGCACCGCTCCTTTGAAGGAGCCGGGCCATGGCCCGCCGCAGATGGGAAAAGAATCTTCAGGGCGCAGCTCGAGCACAACGTGTGGCCTAGATCGACCCACCAGCATCCGCCCTCGCAGGCGCGTTCGTCCGTGCATCCGCAAATACGGCAGACTCCGCTCTCTTGAAGAAAAAGCTCTTCGAGACGGCTACGGTGCGGCAAACTCGGGGTGGAGAAGCGAATGTAGGGTTTCTCGGTTGTCATGGCTTCGCCTTCGCGGCGATCGCGCTGCCGTAGGGTGTGCCGGCGGGGCTCTCGGCCCAGGCCTTGGCACGTGCGTAGGCTGCTCGCGCCTGCGCGTCGTCGACCACAGCTCTGCGCGCCTGGCCGTTTTTGCGTACCGGCGGCTTGTGGGTTATGACATGCTGAGTTTCAGGTGTTCTATCTGCCATGCGTGCCCTCCATTTCTTCGAGTTCGTGAAACATCTCGCTCACCTCGGCCGCGGCTTCGCGGGTGTCACTCTGAGTGCGCTGGGGTTCATACAGCGCGGCAAACTGGTCGCCATCGCTCTCGAAGATCCGGGCCAGCATCAGCAGCCCCTCGGCCAGCTGCTCGGTGGTATCAAAGTCGATCGTCAGCCGGCCGCGGGTGATCGTGATCCAGCTGGGCAGCGCCGCCAGACCCACCGGGTCCAGGTCGCGGCGCACCAGGGAGCGGGGCTTGCGCCGCGAGACGTTCTCCTTCTCGAGACGCTGACGGAGACAGAGCGCGGCCACGTCCTCGGCTTCATGCACCGCATCGAGGAACTTCCGCAGCGCCTCCCGCTCCACCAGGTGCGCCGATCCGATTCTGGTCGTAGGCAGTAGGTCGAGCAGCTTGCCCGCCGCGCGCGGCTGCAGCTTGAACAGCAGCTCCAGGTCGCGGCGATCGTAATGCGATCGCACGGAATTTTCGACCGAGCGGCGGATCTCGTGAAGACGCGGAAGCCAGGAAACTGAGCGCGCCATACGTACACCTCGTTACGCTGTCACCAGTTGCCCTCGCTGATGAAGTTGCGACGCCAGAAGAGTCACCTCGTTGGCAACGTAGCCGACGTCGCGGTACCCGGTCTCCTCATCCGGAGATCTGAAGAGGGCTGGCATCCCCGGAACCACGTCGAAACAGTGTGCGCAGTCGAAGCCAAACCACCACACATCGTCCGGCGTGCCCGGCTCGGGGACGTGACAGATGCCGTGGGCTTCGTCGGTTGTGGGCTGGCAGCTATCGGCGAAGGTCAGGCCGCCGTGGACGCTGATGTCGGAGACGTCGTCATAGCCATGGCCGTGCAGCGGGTGTCCGGGAGTCACACCCGCGTATCCGCACAGCGCGCCGAAGTGATTGCGCACGATCAAACATGGAAAGCCGGTGGCGCGATCGACCCACTGCATCTTGCTGGGCTCTGTCGACCACGGCCCTTCGGGCAGGCCTGGAAGCTTGGTGTCGGGGTCTCTGTACTCGGTGAACCACTCTTTGACGGTGCCGGGGACGGCGGTCTCAATCTGCATTCGGGCTTCTCCTTATTCGGGAGGCCGTTGCACCTGCCACCCGCGCATGCCCACGGCTCTGTCGAACTCCGAGGGCCTCTTCTCCTCCGGTTCGTACTTCAGGGCGAATTCGTCGCCATGCTCGGCGACCATTCGCTCCACCAGCGCCAGCCCCTGGACCAGCTGCTCGGTGATCTCAAAACGGATGGTGAGCAGGCCGCGGGAGAGCGAGATGGAATCGGGGAGGGCTGGCATCCCCCGCGGCACGCTGTCATTGAGCACCATCGCCCTCGGCTTGTTCCAGGTCGGATCATGCTTCCTCTTGCGCAGCCTGCGATACAGCGCTGCCACATCCGGGGCCTTGCTGACTCGCTCCAAAAACCGTTCCAGGACCTCGCGCGGCACCAGCCGCGATGGCCCCACTTCGACGGTCTCTAACATCTCGACCATCTTCCCCGCCATTCGTGGACCCAGCCCGAAGAGCAGCTCCAGCTCCCTGCGGTTGTAATGCGTCCGTGTGGAACCCCTAACTGACCGGCGAATCTCTTGCAGGCGTGGTAGCCAGGAGACAGTTCTCGCCATGGGGGGCCCCTTAAAAGTCCAGCAATATTCGCAGTGGTGACCTCCATCAGCCCTGGGGGAATTAGTGCTAGACCTCGCACTTTCAGAAATACCCCCTGACAATACCACTTGTCGCATCCGGTGTAAACTCTCAAATAATGCGAGGTCAAACTACTAAACCCGCGCCCGGCTTGCTGGTCGGTGGCCACACCCCTGTGGCCCTCATCGATTTGGTTTTAGCCGCACTTCCCTCCCCCAACACCCGCAGGGCATACCGGCACGCGATCAGCGAGCTGTTTAGCTACGCGGCCGGCCGGCCGGTGACCCGCGCGCTGCTGCTGGAGTGGCGCGCGGCCCTGGCCACCAGGATCTCCGCCGCCACGGTGAACCTGCAGCTGTCGGCGATCCGGCGCCTGGTGCGTGAGGCGAGGCGGTCCGGGGCGATCGACGGGCAGGAGGCGGCCGAGCTGCTCGAGGTCAAAGGCCTGCCTCAGCGCGGCCGGCGGACCGGCAACTGGCTGACCCCGGAACAGGCCCGCCAGATCCTCGCTTTGCCCAACCGCAAAATTTTGCGCGGAAAGCGCAATTATTGTGTCCTCGCTCTTTTGATCGGCTGCGGGGTCCGCCGCAGCGAGCTCGCCGCCCTCGACGTGGAAGCCCTGAAGCGCCGCGACAACCGCTGGGTGCTGGCGGATCTCGCCGGCAAGGGCGGCCGGGTGCGTACCGTCGCGGTGCCCAAGTGGGTGATGACAGCGATCGATGAGTGGAGAGCCGCGGCGAAGATCAAGGCCGGCAAACTGATCCGCCGGCTCACGCTCGCGCCCGAAGGTCTGAGCGAGTACGCGATCTGGGAGATTGTGAGCCAGCACGCGGCGCGGATCGGCGTCTCGAACCTTGGGCCCCACGATCTCCGCAGGACCTGCGCGAAGCTGTGCCGATCGAAGGGCGGAGACATCGAGCAGATCCAGTTCATGCTCGGCCACGAATCCATCCGCACCACACAGCTCTATCTCGGCACGATGCAAAACCTCGAGACCGCTGTGAACGACAACCTGGGACTGTGAAGGGAGGAGCCCTTGCTCGTCATCACCATGTTCGCAGTTGCGGAGATATTCACGCTCGCCGGAACGGCGCTGGCACGTGGGCATCGCTACCAGGCCGTATTTCTAGGGTTTTGCGGGTGGGTTGCATTTCTTCTTCACAACATCCTGGTCCGCCGCCGCGCGTGACTTGTAAACGGAGAGCTCTATGGCAAACGGAAACAGTGAAGCGATCGACAAATTGATCCCCGGCCTGGATCGCTACTTCCTCGACCACGTCGAGACCGGTGGCTTCCTCCGCTGCGTACTCGAGAACAATCTGCGCGAGGCCTGCGCCCACGCCGATCCTCTCTCGCGCTCGGTGCTGGCGGACGTGGTGGACTATATCGAATTGATGGGGCCCGCGGAGAGCTGGGGATCTCCGGAAAAGGTGAAGGCATGGCTCATCAAATAATCGAGGGGGAGTGGGTGAGCTTCAAAAATCGGGTGATGCATCCGCAGTCGCCGCCTAACCAGGTGACCGAGATGAAGAACGCCTTCTACGCCGGCGCGCTGTCCGCCTTCGTCACCATGCAGACCGCAGCCGAACTGCCTGAAGACGTGGCGTGCCGCGTGCTGGATGGGCTGCAGCGCGAGTTTGAAACATTTTTTCAATGTCTGGTGAGCAGCTATGCCAACGTACAAAAATACGATTCTTAGCAAGCTGTCCGACGACGCGATTCAGCGCCTGCAGTTGCGCCACGTGTCGCTCGAGAACGAGCGCCGCATCGAATACCCCGGCCAGACGATCGACAACCTGTTCTTCGTCGAGGCGGGCATGGCGTCGATGACGACCACGTTCCTGGACGGCTCGCAGGTGGAGGTGGGGATGTTCGGCTTCGAGGGCGTGATCGGGATCTCCGCCCTGATGGGCACGAAGCTGAGCCTCAACCGGGTGTACGCGCAGATCGATGGCCACGGCTATATATCGCCGATCGCCGCGGGGCGGCTGGAGTTTCAGCGCGGCGGCGTCTTCCAGAGGTTGGCGCTTCG